CATTAAAGGCAGAACATTCATAAAATGTGTATGATAAATCAGTAAAATTACTGACGTCAATATTAGATAAATCTTGATTAAATACTGAGCATTTAAAAAATGTATTAGATAGTCCGTAAGATGATAGATTATTAATAGCTGAACTAGATATTGATTGATTAAATGCAGAACATTTATAAAACATATACGACATATCAGTTACACTTGATAAACTCCAATTTAATGGTTTACTATTTGCGTTAGTAATATCTCCATTATTAAAAGCAGAAGCCTCGTAAAATGTGTAAGCAAGTGATCTTACCCGACTAGTGTTCCATAATGAAATATCTTGATTAAATAATGTTGCCCCCCTAAAAGTAGAACTAAATTGATTAAGTTTTGAACCAACTACACCTCCATTACCATCAACTGAATTAGAATTTAATGTAATGACCACATCTGTTGTACCTCCAATATCAGCACTTGCTATTGTTAGTGTATCCCCAGCGACATATCCAGAACCACGTGATGTTGCGTACAATTCTGTTACAACATTACCACTTATAACTATTGTTAATTCACAACCAGTTCCTGAGTTATTAGTGCTGGGAATATAATTTGTTGTTGTTCTGTTAGTAGCATCACTTGTAGGTGTAGTAATATCAGAAACAAGTCTATTTATAAACCAATATTTTAAGGGTTGATTGAATTTTGAACATTCGTAAAACATACTATTTGCATTTGAAATTTTAACAATATTCCAATTTTGAATAGAAGAATTATTTCCATTATTAAATAATGTTGCTTCATAAAATATTAAACCCATGTCATTTACATTACTTACATCCCATGATCCAATATTTTGATTAAATGCTGAGGAACCTCGAAACATATTATTCATAGATGTGATATTTGTAGTATTCCAAGTGATTGGTTTACTTTCTGCGTTTGTGCTGTCTCCATTATTAAAAACTTGATGACCATAAAACATATCAACAGTAGTCTTGACGTTACTTACATCCCAAGATGATATATCCTGATTAAATACTTGAGGATAAGTAGTTACATTTGAAGTATTAAACATACCCTCCATGGAAGTTACATTACTTGGAGTCCATGTTAAAGGATTCGCACCATTATTACCAGTATCACCATTATTAAATGCAGTATTCCTCTCAAACATATCTTTCATATCAGTGACATTACTTACATCCCACGATGATATATCCTGATTAAATGCTGAATTAAGAACAAACATTTGTGTCATATTATTAACATTACTTACATTCCAGACAACTCCAGAACTCGTTAATGCTTGATTAAAAGTAGAATTACTAGAAAACATATTACTCATATTAGTAACATTACTTGTATTCCAAGATGATATCTCTGTACCATTATATGCACAACCCCCTCCAAATAAATAGTATAAGGATTGAGCTGATCCAGGAATATTATTAGGTATAGACGTTAATAAACTTGCATTAAAAAATAAATAAGACATACTAGTTAGAGTGCTAGTAGTAGTGCTAGATAATCCCCATGTACTAGTATCCGTTGTGGAAACACTTAGAAGTTTATTATATCCTGTCCACTGGTAACTACCAAAAGTAGTTACCGATCCTGTAGAAATAGTGATAACAGCAGTAAAAGGCCCTGCACCAGAATATGTATGCGATAAACTAGTGTTTGTTGTTCCATCACCCCAATTAATTGAACTTGTAAATGTACCTGATAAAGGTAAAGTAACTGACCCAGGGGTAGAACCAAAAGTCAAACTTAAAGTACTCATTTATATATATAGAATATATAAATGAAAAAATATATCTGTATTAAAAATATTTGTATTAAATATAATCACATTTATTAATAATATAATCATTATTTACATATGTTATTTAAAACGGTTTACCACAACCATATATTTGATTAGATTCTATTAAATATTCACAATCTTCTTTAGATAAATGTGGATGAATTTGTTGTCCTGAATGAATAAATACACCATGGCGGAAGATACCACAATTTAATTTTTCAATTACAATAAATTCAAAACAATTAGGGCATCTAATAATATCATTAATCATTATGTTATTTAATTAAAATAATTTAACTAAAAATACTAAATAATTGAAAATCTTAAATACTAAAATATTTCATTTATATATGAATATTGAAACTTCAATACCTTTTAATCAAAAACGTCGTCCTAGTCTTATTTATGTAAATTCAGAAAGTAATGATAATAACGATGATAATACCATTATTAGCTCCAAAGAAACAAAAGATAAAAAGAATAAAGATAAAAAAAAAATTAAAGTCTATTGCTGTTTAGGGTATATTTTCTTTCCACCAAAAAATAAAAAGATATACCCATAAACTAATCTATATATTCAATTATATCCAACATGTTTTCTATGTCTTGATTGAAAGTATCAAAAAAAAAAGTATTTATAAATCGAGTGCGTTCAACTGGGGATAATATTGCCCATAGTATTCTAATTCTATTTCTTAGTATTCTTCGATTAATATTATTAGATGAAAGATTAAATGCGTAATCTATAAGATGAGATAATGATTTATTAGATAGAGTATATAATCTTTCTAGACGTTGATACATAGATAAATTGTCTGAATTATAAAATATTAAAATATCATTCAATAATATTTGTTCGTTATAATTGTAATGATATAAGATTTCTAACAGAGAATAATCTATATGAAAGCTTCTTATATCTAATAATAATTCTGGATTTTGAAAAGTATAAGTATAAGATATTATTATATTAACTAATTCATAAGGTAATTTATTGATTCTTTTTTTTAAAATAATTTGTTGCTTATTCATATTATATATTTTATATTATGAATATATTTAAGTTGCGTATGATAATCCGCAATTCCCACCAACAAATGTAACCATATTATATCTTTCTTCAAAGAGAACAAGATTAAAATTATAATCATAAATTCTCCATGTTGGTTTGTTAATACCTACAGGTTCACCAGATTGAGGATCACATATTACTATAGATTGTGCTAAAGGATCTAAAGAAGGAACAATAGTAGTAAACTCTAGTTCAATTGTATGATATGCACTCATATTAATAGCACCAGAAGGTTGTAAATCAAAAGGAGAACTATTAATTCCAAAATTATAACAATATAAACCATTTGGTGCGTTACCCGATGTTCTAATATATTTTTCAATATAATTGTATATTCCTAATGGCATTAAATTTTCTCGATAAGAACCATCTAGTAATAATCCCATTTCAACTAATATATCTTTTTGATTTTCTAGATTATAATTTCCAGTGGTAAACCAACCTGTAAGGTTGCCGTTAGCATTTACACCAGGTCCAATATAAACAAGGTCTGTTGTTCCATTAGGATTGGTGCGAGTAATAGGAAATAAATTTTCTTTAGGAAACTCAGATGTATCGGTAGATGCTGGAGTTATATCATATGGTAGATATTTATAAGGCCAATTAGTATAATTACTCCATTCATTTCTTAAATTTGCATCACTACGTTGAAAATAAAATAAAAAGTTAGATGTCATACCCAAACTATCTAATTCTACCTTATTTGGACCAGTAACATTATAATAAACATGTTCACGAACTTGTTTAAATAAATATTTCTGTTCTTGTAATGCAAATAATCTAGATTCTTCATTTGATAAAAACCCATAAGTGCAATTTAAATGAATATCAGCGTTCCATTGTGTTCGCGTATCAAGATAAGATACAGATGACAACTCAACATCTGGTGGTGTTTGTAAGAATCGATGAAATTGCATGTAATATTGATTGAAATTAGGTGCAATATAAGGATAATTATTTTCCTTATCATATACATCACGAATACGAAATAATTCTTGAATAGGTCTCATAGTGACATTAATATGTAATTCATTATATTGAAGCGCAATTAAAGGAAAGGCCATTTGTGATTTTAAATTAAACCAAGCATTTAGTGGTATATAAATAGTTCTACCTCGTATAGATGGTTCAGCTCCTTCTGGATCAGAAGTATAATATGCGTTGGGGTAAGTATTAACACGTGTTCCTGAATTAGCAGGATCATTTAATTCAGGAACATTACCTGTCATTTCATCAAATAATTTTTTTTTAGCATCAGAAAAATCACGTTGAACCATTGCTAATATATAGGCACCTGAGAACTCTTGAATTGTTTGATTACCACAAGTTATAGTAATTTTAGAAATCATTTGGGCTCCCAAGTTTTCTATCCATTTAAATTCATATGGAACCCATATTCCAGTATTTGTTTCCGTTGTTTCTTCGTCTGTTAAAGGAGGAACTACAGGCGACCAAATATTAGGAAGATCAACAGCAATATAACAATCCATTAATAAATCAGCATAGCGTTTTATTTTAAAAGTAAATGTAGATTCTTCAGCAGTTCGTAATGTTTTTGATCCATCAAAATCAACTCTAAATTTCTGCATAGCAAAATTGGTATATTGTGCGTATGTAGTTTTAAAGAAGGTTTTAGTAGGATTACCATTTAATAATATATTTTGTTGTCCTTGACTAACTAATTGTAATAATCCACCAGCCATATTTAGATATATATTATATACTTATATTTAATTGAATAAATAAATATAATAAAATATAATTATATTATAGTAAATAGTATGAAAACCATCTATAAAATAGTATTAGTAGTTATTTTGTTAATTACACTTATTTATATAAATAAATATTCTTCAATTGAAGGGTTTACATCATCACACTCAGAACCTAAAGAATGTGACTCTATGAATAGTTTATATGATAAATTAAATCCCAGAATTGCTTCTATTCATTCGTCAAACCCAGATTCTAAGTATAATTTAAATGATTATTATATTCAAACAGCTTATAATGCTTGTAGTATAGGAGATTTTAAAAATAGTTATGTATCAACTTGTGCGTTAAAAAATGTATTAAGAAATGGTGTAAGGGGATTAGATTTTGAAATATATTCAATAGATGATAAACCTGTAGTTGCTACATCAACTGAGGATAATTATCATGTAAAGGAAACATATAATTATGTTCCTTTTTCAGAAGTATTAAACTTGCTTGTTAATTATGCATTTTCAGGGGGAACTGTTCCTAATCCTAAAGATCCAATTCTCATACATTTGAGATTTAAAAGCACAAATATACCTATGTATCAAAACTTTGCTAATTTATTTAAACAATTCGATCGGTATCTATTAGGTCCTAAATATAGTTATGAAAATCATGGACATAATTTTGGAAAAGTTCCTTTATTAGATTTAATGGGAAAAATTGTTATAATAGTAGATAAATCCAATAATACATTTACAGATGTTCATGATTTTGATGAATATGTAAATTTAACAAGTAATTCTATTTTTATGAGGGCTTTACCATATTATGATGTAAAAAATACACCCGATCTTAATGAATTAATTGATTATAATAAACAAAATATGTCTATTGCTATGCCTAATAGTGGTTCTAATCCAAGTAATCCTAGTTCTATGGTATGCAGAGAAACTGGGTGCCAAATGATTGCTATGATGTATCAATTCAAAGATGTTAATTTAGAAGAAAATATTGACTTTTTTAATAATGCAGGTTCCTCATTTGTATTAAAACCTAAAAAGTTACGTTATGAACCTGTGTATATACCAGCGCCTAAAAAACAAAACCCAGAATTATCATTTAAAACAAGAGATGTTAAATCACAACATTATCATTTTCAAGTATAATTTTGTATAATATATTTTCGTATGATATATTATATTAAGCAACATATGAAAACAAACGAGTGTTCTAAAGATATGTCTTTTAATGAGTGTGAATTAACTATATTAAGAAGTGCTGTTGATAAAGCCGAAAAAAAAATAGGACGTAAAATTGTTAATTCGCCTGATGTAAAAAAAATGATAAGTATTGTAGAAAAATTTATTAGAAGAAAAAAATTAATTTGTTATGGTGGAACAGCAATTAACGCAATTCTTCCTAAGGCTGATCAGTTTTATGATAAAGATACTGAAATAGCTGATTATGATTTTTTTAGTACAAATGCTTTAGAAGATGCGAAAGAATTAGCTGACCTTTATGTAGAAAATGGATTTGAAGAAGTTGAAGCAAAATCAGGACAACATCATGGAACCTATAAAGTTTTTGTCAACTTTATAGGGATGGCTGATATAACGCAAGTTCATAAGGATATATTTAAAGCTTTAAAATCAGAAGCTATGTGTGTAAATGGTATATTATACGCCTCCCCAAATTATTTACGTATGGCTATGTTCTTAGAATTGTCAAGACCTGCTGGAGATGTAAGTCGCTGGGAAAAAGTATTAAAACGTCTTTCCCTATTAAATAAACACCATCCTTTACTACCAAAAAATATTGATATCAAATGTCCTGATATGTTTCAACGTAATCAGGAAAAAAATAAATTAACTAATACAGAAGAAGCTGGAATATATGAAACATTAAAAGATACATTTATTAACGAAGGAGTTGTTTTCTTTGGTGGATATGCTATGTCTATATATAGTCGATATATGCCAAAACTAAAACGCAATCAAATTAATAAAATCCCTGATTTTGATGTATTATCAGAAGAACCCGAAGAAACCGCTACAATCATTAAAGAGCAATTAATATCGCAAAATAATATTAGTGCGAGCGATATAAAAATTAAGAAACATTCAGCAATTGGTGAAATTGTTGCACCTCATTATGAAGTTATTATTAATAAAAATAACACAATTGCATTTATATATAAACCATTAGCCTGTCATAGTTATAATATAATAAAAGAGAATGGACAAATAATAAAAATAGCAACAATTGATACTATGTTAAGTTTTTATTTGGCATTTTTATACTCTGGACGAAAATATTATAATAATGAAAGAATATTGTGTTTATCTGATTACATGTTTCGTCTTCAAGAAAAGAATAAATTACGTCAACATGGTGTATTAAAACGATTTAGTTTAAATTGTTATGGTGAGCAACAAACTATAGAAAGTATGAGAGCTGAAAAAACCAAAATGTTTGAACAATTAAAAAATGATAGAAATTCGCAAGAATATCAAGAATGGTTTTTACGTTATCGTCCTTTAGAACATAAAAAAATCCCTAAACAATCTAGCAAAAAACATATTAAACATACTAAGCATAATAAAAATACAAAAAAACATACCAAAAAACAAAAAAAAACATATCAGACTAAAAAAAATCGATTTGCACATTTATACTAATAACAAAAAAAATGAAAATACCACTTATTAAATTCTTTTGTAAATAAATCATATAACTTAGCAATCGCTGGACGTTTTTTCTTATCTGATAAAAATATTTCTATGGTATACAAAATGGAAAAATAATATACTAAAGCTTTTTCTATTAATATTTTAATATAAAAAGTATCATAAAATTTATATAATGTCCAATCTGTAATATATCTACACATCGAGGTATTTTTACCTTTTGTAAAAAACAAGTGTATATCTAACGCTCCAGCCATAATTCTATGAAAGTTTTGTGTTTCTTTTTTACATGACATACAATATAATATTTTATCAATTCCAAATAAATCAATATATAATATTTTGGTGTTGTTGGAATCTTTAAATTTATAAGGAGTAATACCATCCACATATTTTTCTTTGTATACTACTTTATTATTCATTAGGTATGGTAAATGACACGAACGACGAATAGTTTCTAATAAATCTTCAGAGTTAAGATAAGAACCTTTTATTATTTTCTTTCCTTTTTTTACATTATAATAACTACAATATAATTTTTGGGTAATTTTTTTACATAATTCTTCCGATATATTGGGCTTTATAATGTTAAATAACGTATCAAATATATCTAAATTATGTTTTTCTTTTATATGTTTAATTCCTTTTTCATATATATCCAATCCTAACTCTAATTTATCTATATAATATAATATAGCACATAAAGTACTAACACTACATGCTGATATACGATTAATATGAATATAATTTCGTTTTTCCATTTCTTTTATCATAAGCATAATACCTATTAAATAGCTACCATTAAATGCTCCTCCGTCTAAAACTAAATCTAATTCTAAAGGCGTATTATTTGTAAATGATAGTGATAACCCATCTACGAGTTTTACTATATACGAATTCATTATGATAATAATTGAAAATAATTATCATATTTTTACTTATATATCTTCTCCAATATTTAATGTTTTGGGGGGATTAAATATAATATACTCTTCTAAATTAAAATTATTAATAATTCGTGGATACCAATAACTGAAATTATTACCATAATAAACACCATCAATATATTTTGGTAAAATAGAACATAAATTAGATATTGAATTAACGTCTAGGCTATATATACTCATACGATTATACATGGGATTATTAACTTTTACTTTATATACTCCCATATTATTATAGATAGGACTACTAAACATAGAACTATCTTTACTATCTGTACTATCTGTGCTATCATCAAAAATATGATTTATTTTATAATAACCTAAACGTAAATTAATCTTTTCCAGAATAGAACCTCCATCTCGTTTTGTTATATCTACCATTTTTTCTTTTATCAAATATCTTATTAACTCTAAAAAATGATATTGTTCATTTAATGTCATATAACCAAAACAAAAACAAAACTCATAATATGCTTGTTCCTTTAACGACATGTTTAAATATTTATGATCATAACTAATATTTTTTAGCTGATCTTTTTTTATATGAATAATTGGTTTTAATTTTTTATCAGTATTTGTAAATAATTTTTGAAAATAATTTTTATTTTTTTTATTTATATTTACTAAACTTATAGTGTCACGAGTTTTAAACTTGTAAATTGTTGCACTAGTATCATTAAGACTATATTGATAAGCCACATTATAACTTCCAAACCAACTAAAAGAATCTTTAATACAATCGTTGTGATATTGTTTTTTTCTTTTTTCTTCATATTCAAACATATCCTTAGGGTTATAATTCTTAGCACCATATAATTTATATCCTTTATGCAAAACTTTTATAGAAGGCGCATTTGTTTTATTTTTATGAGTCTTATTCCTTTTACGTTTAATATTTTTATGTGTTGACATTCTATATTATTATAAAATATTTTATTTTGTACTAGACAATTAGACCACTTAATTATGTAAATAATTTGTAAATTTATACAATATATGATATACTATACCAAATAAAATGCTTATAAATAAATATCCATTTAAGTTCATATTTCCATCAGCAGAATAAAGTATAGGGAAAAATGAATAAAACATTTTTTTAACAACTGGTAATTGAAATAAGAAAAATAAGATTGTAATCAGTAAAGGTGTTTGTATTTCATCATAAAAAAGTTCCGCATTATCAATCATATTTTGTTTGTTAGCATATTTATTAATAATATCATCCTTATCCTCATATTCTTTAATATAATCATTATCAGGTGCAGGATCTATATAATTAGGTTTTACTTGTGGATCTTGTGTTATATCAGTAGTAGATACTGGAATGTCTCTAGAACGTAAATCAGTAGCACCACTTCCAGCTTCTTGTAATCCACTTATTAATTGCTTAATAGTTGAAGGATCCAACGCTATTTGGTTTTGAACTGTTGTTCCAACAGGTGGTGATGGATTTACAACCTTGTTTTCTGTAATATCCATACTTACATTACCACCAATCGTCCCTCCTGTAGTTGGATCGGTTGGCAAATCTGTAATACTTGTTGTATCGCTCATAAATATTATAAAGAATGATGATTTATAATATTTACGCGAATAAATATTTTTTACCTAAATATTAAGATTTTACAATTCTTTTATCCTTATCACAATTAATTGTATGAGAGAAAAATTTATAACATTTATCGCCGTGACTATATATAGTATCTTTTAAATTTTTATTATTTGGGCTTTTAAACTTTAAACAATTATTTCCTTTACATACGTCCCTAAACATGGATGCTAATCCAAACCCTAACAACATAGACATAATTATTCTACCCGTTTCGGTATGTGTCATTTTTTCCAGTCCCATTTTAGTATTATATATATTATAATAACAAATTAGTTTTCTATTGGTATTTCTTTAATATTATTTTTATTATCTGGACAACTTATTTCTTCACTTTTATACACATAACACGTATTTGTTTTATCTTGGTATATAATTTTTTCACTATTTTCTGGTGTAGGGTGCACTATGATAGTTTTTATTTCTGGTCCCCATAAATAAGCTATAAAAAGACCTATTAAAAAACTTATGATAAAAGCAGGAAATGAAATATATTTAAATATCATATATATAAATATAATAGAATTATTTTAACGATTACATTTTGTTTTTTGTTTACTTTTATTACTCCTTCTTTTAGTTCTCTTATGTTCGTCTTGCACCTCCAGGAAAATATCCACTATTATCAACTTTTATAGTAGGTGATAAATGACTTTTTTTATATTCATTCCAAGTCATAGGAACCTTCTTTATTTGATTTTCTATATCGAAAACATTAGATGTAGCAATATTTCTATTATTATCTATCACTAATGGGTCTTTTTAGTATGTGAACGCGTATCACTATGCTTATTAGTATGTTTATCACTATGTTTATCACTATTTTCACGTTTAATTTTTGGTTTAGACTTTTTACTTTTTTTTGGCATGTTTTATATTATATATAAAAAATATAAAATATAAAATATAAAATATAAAATTAATCAGATGAGTTTAAGGGAGGTGGGAGTGGAATACTATTATCTAAAGAATCCGTTTCAATATCTATATTGTCTATTTTTATTTTTGGTTTAAAATCATAATCACTATCTTCACTATATTCATCTTCATCTTTATCTTCATCTTCATTATCTTCATTATCATCATCAACTAAATATACTTCATATTTATCTGAACCATCAGAATTATCCAATATTCCTTCATTTTTCTTTAATTCTTCATCTTCTAAAGATTCATCATCTCTAATATCTTCTTCTATAGTTAAAGATTGTGGATAACTATCTTGTTTAATTATTATATTTGATTTATCCTCATTATCTTCTTCATTTTTATTATCATCATCATCATCATCATCATAATTTTCTTCGGTATCTTCTACTTCTTCACTACGTATTTTTTTTGTTTTATTATTAGAATCTTTGTAACTACGTAATGTAATATTTTTTTTATTCTTCTTTTTTGGCATCCCGGTTATGTTAGATATTATTTTATTATCTGATGTGGATATTTCTAATTCTTCAATTGTCTTAAATATTTGAATTAATCTATAAACTTTATCTTGTTGATCATATTCTATATCTTGGTATGAATATTTATTATCAGCAATTTCTTTATTAAGGGGTATTAAATCTTCTACATAATTTTTTACACCTTCATTAATTATTTGTATATTTCCAGTAATCTCATATTCTTTTATAATATTTTTAAAACTTTCTACAAATTTATAGAAGGCTTCTTCTTTTATCTTTAAGTTAGTCTTATCTATTTTATTATCTATTATTAATAAATAATTTATTAACAAATCTTTTATAGACTTATTTACTTCTTCATATTTATCTTGTAAAAACTTGAACTTTAGTATTATATCATTATTTAAATCATACCCAAATATCTGGGAATTTTTATTTTTTATTATATCTAACTTATATTCAGATAGTAATTTACGTTCTAAATTAAGTTCATCTTCAATATTAAATGTAAATCCTGTTTCTAAATGAATATTTAAAGGACATTTATCACGTGCGTTGCATAAAGCAAACATATGACGCTTATCATCTATCTTCGTTAAGAAATTTGTCCCACCATCTTGTTTACAATTTATACATTTTCGTTTTATTTTTTGTAATAAACGTCTTTTTTCTTTCCATGATGTTTCTTTATTCTGTAATATATTATTTTTAGCCTTATTATAATCATTTTGATAATCCTTTTTTAATTGATAATAATTTCTTAAAACTTCATTAAATGTTTCATTTTGTATAACTTCTGTCATATATAAAATATCATATTATATTTTTAATGATATTAATCCGTATATTTACCACTGAGGTAAACCTGTAATTAATTCTTGTTGAGCAATCCTTTTAGCATTTTGATAATTTCGTATAGTACTCATGATATATTGTTGTTTTTCTCTATCTTTTTCCATTTTTTGAGCTGGTGTGAGTTTTCCTTTATACTTGTAATATAAAATTATTCCTAAAACTATAAAAAATAATATACCAAATATAATATTATATAAGGTATTATAGTATTTAATCTTATATTCTTGACATTTATTCAGAGTTTCATTAAGAAAGTATTTAACTCCTGGTTCAATTAAACTCGGTTTTATATATGATTCAGGATTCATAATAAATAGTGTTATAATTACAAAATAAATTATAACTCATATTTATATGAACAAAATAATTTCTGTAATCGCTTTTTTTATTGCCACAATTATTTATTATGTTGTTTTAGTTCCTAAATTAACTATTGATAATATCAACAACGTTAAAAAATATCGTCCTTTAGTAAGTTATTTCATGTTAGTAATCATTTCTCAAATAGCTATAAATACATATTTATTACTTACACAATGCGGTGGTAGTATCACCTCTAATTTAGGATATTCATTTTTATTAACATTTATTCCATGGGTAGTTATTTTTGGAGCGGTTGTGGTAACATTAGTGTTATTTCCAGGATTTAAATCCGCATTCTCTAATGTAATTGGTTATTATATGGTTTCAAGTTCGGCAAATAAACTATTGTCCAAAATACTTATCAACGTTGATTTAGACAAAACTATAGATAATTCAACTATTGAAAATCCTGATAAAAAGAAAAATCTTAAAGAAACAGCAGATACTATGTTAAAAATGTTTGGTAATTTATCTGTAATGATTAATCAAATTGTTCCTAGTAATTTTAATGATTATTGGAATATGTTAAAACCTTTAATGAAACCAGAATATGAATCTAATAAAGAAGTTAAACAACAACTTTTAGATATTGTTTCATTAAGAGATAAAATAGGAGAAGCTTGTTGGTATATTTATACAGGAGTGTTATTAATTTCCATTACACAATACAAAATAATAACAAGAGGTTGTGAAGGTAACGTAGAGTCTATCAAACAAGCTCAATCTAATTATAATAAATTAACTGATAAAACTACTAATGAAACGAAGAAACTTGAATCCAAAATATATACAGTCTAATTTTTTTAACATGTATAAATATTAATAAACAAATAACATAATATCCCTAATATTATTGCCATTAACCAAGCAGGAAATATAGTTTTATTTTTATATCCTACGCCAAATTGTCGAATACTTCCATCTTTATTATATAAAAAATCTGGTTGTCCTAAATGAATAGTTATATATAATATTAAAAATAATAATACAGCAACCAGTGCTTGGTGATTTTTCATATAAGAACGATACATATAATATATTTATACAAAATATATTATTTAATTTACTTATTTTAGATAAGTATTATTCGTAATCATCATAATTTCTATAATCTTCTTCGTATCCATAATTGTCTTCATCTTCATCTATATAATCTCCATCTCCTAAGAAATTACTTATATCATTTTCTTCTTCTTCTATCTGATTAATTATATCTTGATGTTCTAAATATTCTTCAATAAATTGGTCCTTATTATTGTCTACAACATTTATATTTTGTCTTACACGTGTATCAATTAATGCAATATTTTCCATTAATTCACGTTCAGTATCATCACCATCCTTTACGTAAGTTGTTAGACTTTTTTGAAGACCTTTATTCCATACCCCTAATTTATTTATTTTTAGAATTGTATCTACAGTTTTCTCTTCTTTAGTTAAATTTCCTATTCTCTTTACTATTTCATCTTTTTCGTAATTTTTACTTTTAAAAATCATATCCATAATTTTATTATAATCTAAAGATACAATACTCTTTTGATCTTTTAACATGTCAACATAACTACATAATAATTTTGCTACTTGAATACGTAAATCCTTCATATTTGTAGCACTTATTCTTGGTTCTAAATTAGATAATATACGTGATTCTTCTAATTCGTCTTCATTTTCATTATTTTCATCAATTATCATATTTTTATCATCACTTAAGTTTTTATATTCAGTTAAAACAAACAATAGGTAATATTGGAATAGTAATTTTATTAATTCCTCGTCAAAAATTGATTCTTGTGTTTCATTATTATATTGAATATCAGAGATATAAGGCGTTGTATTTATTAATTCAAGTAATAAATTATATTCATTATGAATTTTCATCAATATATTGATTAATATATTATTATCATAAAACATACGTAGATCACTATAATATTTTTTTACTTTATCTTGTATTTTTAAAGTATCATAAGATGATATTTGATAATATTTTGGTATAACTATAGATTCATAATCAACTTTATTTTTAATAATATATGGAAACACTTTTACTAAACCAAATATACTTTCTTGAATAAAATTAATAGCATTATATGTTGTATTTTCAGATATTTTTGATCCTGCTTTATCTCCTTCACCCCAATCCATAATATTATTAAGAAATTCTTCTATGTGTTTACAACTTCTTTTGTCATTATTATTGGCTTTAATAAAACTAATAAGCTCATTTATCATTTTTTCATTATTTTCTCCTAAGTAATTTTTCATGTTATCCATAGCATCCCTATTTTCATTTGCAATAAGATCATATGTATCTAATAAATCATCTAATTTATCAATAAAACTCATATTCATAATTGTATCCTTATCATCTTTCATTTGTTTTACTAACCTTCGCAAATATTGTATTTTTGTATGAGCATGTGGAGTTGTATCTATTTTAATAATATGATTTTTATTTACTATTTGCATTAGTTTTAAAAAAGATTCTGTATCATATTTAGCTCCATCCATTTTTAATTTTCGTATTTGTTCTGTTAAACTATCATTTTTTGAAAAATTTTCAGGTTTTTCAATACAAACCGACATTAAATCGTTATTGATAGGAACTAATGAATTAAAATGGCAATAATCAATAAAAGCACGATAAATGGTTTCTTCATTATATTCATCTGTTAACGTTCCATAAATATTTTTTGTGTTCTCTCTACTATATAAAACCGCAGAACGAGATATTATTTTCACTTCATCTATGATATCAGTTAAATACTTTATTGTTTTTATATCTAAAGATATACTATTTGCCTCTTTAATAAAATATTCAATAAAAGATTCATTTATATTATCACTACAACAAGCATTTTCTATAAAAGGATCACCAGATAAATTACTTAATAATAACTTCTTTTTATCTACCACGTTTTGAATTTGTTCTTGAATATCTAATGAGAAAAACATTATTTTGGATAAAATTATTAATAATTTATTATTTTGATCTGAACTTCCATTCTTTAATTGCGTTTTAAGACTATCTTTAAAATCATCTGATATATTTTCAATAGTTTTTAACTTTAAAGGGACTAATGGAGGTAAAAATGTCGTCCAATTTGTTACTTGGTATTCTGTAGGTATACCAATATTTGGTTCAGTTATTAAATATTCTAATTTTTTTTCAATCCTGTCTTTTATAATAGGAAGTTTTAGATAATAGTCATCCATAATAGAAATCATTTTACTCTCTATAAAATCTATTTTCTTTTTCATCAAAGTATTCCATGGAACTATTGACTCTTTACGTATTTTATGTGCTATACACGCTACATATTTTAACCCACTATTATCTCCTGTTCCTTCAAATGGATATCCTCCAAATGAACGAACGCAACCTGGAAATGTAATACGTGTTTTAATTGATGGAATAGAAGTTTGAATAGCAATTAAATATGCGTCTAATGTCAAATACATAATAGTAGTATTGTATAAAGTTTCATAATTAGCTCTTGTTACATTCTTTTTCTTGGATTCTTCTATAACTAGTTTTTTGTATTGTTCTTCAGATGGTAATATTTCTCCTCCATGAAGAATTTGTGTTACTATATCTATTATAAATTCAATTTGATCGTTGATATTTATACCCATATTCTCACCTAACGCAGTAACGATATTATATATCATTTTGTTCTCTTTGGAAGAATATTTAATTGTTTTATTTTTTGATGATAGTAAGGCATCTCCAGCGTCTTTTTCCATTATTTCTCTGCTTACTATTTTAAAACCCTTATCATATCCTTCAGTATATTCAAATACATCTTGGGTTATCACCATACCACTATATTTATCTACCCATGCATTTCCGTCATCACTTTCTTTTCCAATATTATTTATAATTTGAGTTAATACATTATCGTATTCATCAGGAGTATTAATATAAGTAATTGCTAAAGTATATAAAAATGCGGGTAATAACTTTGTGGAACTAGTTATACAATATCGCCAGTTAATATCTTCACCACCATCTTCTAATACAATAGGTAAACGGGTATATTTTCTTGCAAAATCAACAAGATCATGTTGTTTTTTAACAAAGTTAGGTTCACCTAATATATTGTTTAATTTACTAGAATGAGGAGAGATAATTTGTTCATGATCTGTTAATTGCAATCCAATCTTATATTTTTGATTATTATATTTTTCATCTCGAGCTATATGTATTTTATTTATTTTTTCGTATATATCTTGTCTGTATTTTGCATTTTTTTCTAACATTTTCTTTAGTTTCTCTCTTGAAGTATCAGCAGTAGCATCAAATTGACTTATCATTTCTTTTAAAGCATTCTCATTTAATTGTTGTTTATTCAAATCATAAGATTGACAAATTTTATTATATTTATCTTCTATTTCAATACAATCTTTTTGAAAATTACAAAACATGTCTTCTTGATTTATATCCATTTTATCCAAAGTTTTATCTAATATCCATTTATCATCTTTTCTTTGATAATATTTTAATTTACCTTCTATTCCACTATATATAGTTGCGTAATCTCCTTCTTTTACTTGTTTTTTACCATTTATTAAACTTGTTGCTATACGTGGGGCCTCTGTTTTATTATATTTATATCCATCTACTAATTTATCTATTAAATATTCATAAAATTTATCTGTTCCCATTATATTTTGTTGTTTAACATATTCATCCATAATACCATAAGGTGTATTATCATATTTTTTATCAAAAAATACTAATTTTTCATTATCTTCATTTAATTCTGATTCATTTCTATATTCTTTTGCAATAACTATTTGCTTGCATGTGTTTTCTTTTTCTTCCTCTGATATATTTTTTTTTGTTATCTTTTTCTGTTCTTCCAACTTATTTATTATTGAGTTTATTGTTTCAGGAAGCATTAAATCTATTTGATCAAGAGCTAATTCTGTATCATACATATTTGCGTAATCTGTTAATTTCATGTTCCATAATAATTCAGAGTTCGTTAATTTTAATTCATATGGGTTATAGTTATTAAAAATATTTACTGATATTTCATTTTTTTGTAACAATTCTTGTAAAAGTTTGTAATTAGCTTCAAATCCTGGTTTATATGATTTAAACAAATTAAATACTCTATGCTGATTTTTAAATGTCTTATTATAATCTGATATTTTGTCATTAATAAATGATATAATTTCTTTATATTGTTCATAGTTTACATCACGGGTATACACTAAAAATGGTTCTAAATATGTAATTGTTTTATATACAGATAATGTGCCATTTATGTATTTTTTTATTAAATCAAAGAAAACTTCTGTACCAGGCACAACCGCTGATAAATATTTTTCATATAATTCATTATTTAATAATTTATTCATATCATTAGAACGAGTTATAGAATAATTTTTTATTTGATTATTGTTATTAAACACATACTCTTTATTCAAATTATCGATACTGATTTTGTCTATATTAGTATATTTATTCATAAATTGTGAATAATATATAAATGTGCCATTGAAATTAGATTTATCATAAATACTAGTTCCTGGTAAAGTGATTTGTGAATAACGCATAACAGAATCAGGTAACATTATTAATGATTTTAACGCTAATATATCAGATTGGGTAATATCAAAAGGTTTTGTTTTCATAGACGAACTTGATTTTTGTGTAGTTTGTAATCGTGATATTCCTTTTTCATAATTAGTAAATAAAAATCTTTTACTCACTACATTACTTGGATTTGCTACCGATGAATAAAAATTATTTAAATTATCAATTATTACATTTAATTCAGAATCAATATTAATATTAGTTATTATTTCAGTTACTTCTTCGGGATCTATTTCCATAAATGGGGTTAAATAACTATTTAACCCAGATAATAATATGTCATATTTATTTGAATCACTAGAATCTTGAACAGAATTATATCGTTCAAATAGTTGTTTTATTTCGTTTAAATTATCAGTAATATTTAATGGGTATATATCCAAATTACTATCTAATGAACTATCATAATTGATATTATATAACTTTTTAATATTTTTTGCAACAGGTAAAATCCAATATAATTTATTTTTAAAAGTTTTAAGACTTTGAATTAATGGACGCCATTTTTCATCTTTAATTATACTTCCTATCACATTTCCATAGTTATCAAAAGATGAATATTCTTCTCTTAGTTGTTTAAATCGTTCAATTAACGTATGGATTTTATTCATTATTGTAAAAGAACGTCTATTCTCAGGTATTTTTGATAACAACTCATCTAACATATCATTTGTTTGAACATTTATGTTATATTGTTGTTTAGATTCAGGAAGTAATTTTGATATTGTAACTGGTCCCTTTTTTCCTTTAAATACAATTTCATCAGCCGATAATATATTTTGTTTTAATTTATCTTTGGCCTCTTCTAAGTTCATTAATTCTTTTTTTCGTTGTTCATATTCGTTATCATTTTCTTCATCATTTTCTTCATAATTATCTTCATTATTACTCTCCTTATTTTGATTTTTTTTTATTTCTTTTTGTATATCTGTATCAATATTCATTTCTATATCTTTATCATCTTGATCAAGATCACTTTCCTTTTCTTCTTCATCTTGTTCTTCTTGTTCTTCTTGTTCTTCTTCTGGTTTTTCCTCTTTTTCTTCTGATGTAACTAATTCTTTTTCATTTTCATCTAATAAGTTTATATTATCTGGTTTTTCACGTATGTCAATACGTTCAATAGGTATATCTTCTGGTATTCCTTTATAATTAAAATTAATATAAATAGTTTCGTTATTAGGATATGTCTTAATTTCAATCATATCTTCTTCTAAATCTGTAATTTGTCCAGTTAATACCGAAGGTAAATTTCCATTAAAATAAATATTTATCCATTTGTTTGGTAATAATTTATGTTGTCTAGCATAACCTTGTTCTTTGTTACGATCTATAATAATTATATTTTTTATACACATATCTTCTGGAGTTCCATTTTCATTAAATTTGACCTTGTGTTTTGTTAAATCTTTAATGTTGATGATATACATTTTTTTATTATCAATATAATCAATTATATAAGATTGATTATTTAATATTTGATTATTGGGCGACATAATGTAAATTATATCAGATAAACGTAATGCTATCTTTTTATTCTTATTAGCTATATTTGTGGATCCTTCATTTTCAACTATAGACATCGTTCCTATATTTACGAGAGAAAGTTTTATATTTTTAGTGACATAATTATATTTACTTAAAATATTTATTTAATTATTTAAAGATATCTTATTTTATTTAGTTAATATAATGTCAGATATTCATTATAAATTAACTGATATACCCCAATTTACCGATTATTTAATTAATAACGAAATGTCTGAAACTTTTACATCTCGTCAATTTGATAAAGATAATTCACACAATACTATTATTTATTACGATAAATCCCAATTAACCACTGATAATTATCATAGTCTTGGGCTATTGCGTTCTGTAATTTTAAATGAAGACAAAAAGGTTTGTTGTTTTTCACCTCCTAAAACCATACCTTTCGCGGATTTTCAAGAAAAATATCCTAAAGATGATAATATTGTTATAGAAGAATTCGTTGAAGGGACAATGATTAATCTTTTTTGGGATAAGTCTTCTTCTACTTGGGAAATGTCAACTAGACGTACTATTGGTGCTAATAATGGGTTTTCATTTGTTACACAAAAAAGTAAACCTAATTTTAGTTTTAGAGAATTATTCAATGATATAATTAATAAAATAGATTTTAACGTGGATATGTTAGATATTAATTATTGTTATAGTTTTGTTATTCAACATCCTGCTAATCGTATTGTTCTATCTATTGAAAAACCATCGCTTTATCTTATTGCTGTCTACTCTATTCAAGATGATTATACTATAAAAGCTATCAGCTTAGATAAGTATAAAGAGGATGAAACGTGGAAAAATAGTGGTATATCCTTTCCTGAAATATACAATTTTACATGGAATAAATATGAAGATTTACTATTATGGTTTGGAGGACCTACCACCCCTATTAAAATTACTGGCGCTATTATTCGTAACATAACTACTAATCAAGTATGTAAAATTAGAAATCCTAATTATGAAAACATTCGAGCTTTACGTAATAATCAACCAAATCCTCAATATAATTATCTTCAGTTACGTCAAAGTAATAAAGTAACTGAATATCTAAAGTTTTTCCCTGAAGATAAAAATATTTTTTATAAAATGAGATTAGATATTCATGCTTTTACTCAAGAATTATATAGTAATTATATTTCATGCTATATTAAAAAAACTAAACCTCTTAAAGAATATTCAGAATATTTTCGCACTCATATGTATCATCTACATCAACAATTTATTACCAAACTAAAACCAGAAAATAAATATATTACAAAAGCTATAGTTATTGAGTATGTTAATAATTTAGATCCCAAATTACAGATGTATTCATTAAATTACAAAAAAAATAAATCAAAAAATACTAAAAATGAAATAACATCTGAAATACCATCTGAAATGTCTGTAGAAATTACTGAATAATTTTAAAATATAGAAATAATAAATAATGATAAAAAATAATATATTGTTACATAAGAACATTATATTATTTATAATTTTATTTTAATCACTTAATTTTTTTTGCTATTTGTGAATATATGCTAATAGCATCAACCACACATTCCTTTAAATTTTGTTTTATATCAATTATCTCTACAGGCTTGTCGTAAGCAACTCGTATAATACTTTCTGTATCATGTGGATGCATCTTTTTAAAACCACAATATGTAAGACTTTTATCCCCCTCGTAGTATTTTGAATACATAAAATATTCTAAGATCTTTCCGAGTGTATAATCTTCATTTATTAGAATAATATCATAACTATTTGTCATAGTGTTATCAGATTGAATAATATTTAATTTATCTAAAATCAAATCATCAAAGTTTTTTAAATTATCAATTAATATATTACATGCTTTTTGTATCAACTCTTCATTTTTATACACTCCTATTGACTCAACTATGAAATCAAAGCTATCTTTTTTTATAATTCGATAAGCATCTAATATACGCCAATTTTTTTCTTGAAATACAATTTCATCCTTAGTCATACCTTGATCTTTCCATTCTTGTTTTTTTTTTGCTAAAGCTAGTTCTATATTCGCAGTATCTTGTGTGAAACCATAAGACACAGTAGAAGCTACATTATATGTTCCATCTACCTTAGCTGTTGATATTGAAAATTTACAAGTTAAATGTATTTTTTCTCCAGGTATATCATCTGATATCTTAGGACGTAATCGCACAAAATCAATAAAATATTGCGTATCTAAATTCGGTCGAAAGATATCTCTAACAGCTTTATCATCTAAATACTGATTTATAGTTATATTTTTTACTTTAAAATCCTCAGTAGTAACATACATCATAGCATCACTATTATTTTCTACATCTACTTCCATTATATAATTTTCTAGAGGCATTTCTAAATCTGTAATGTGAATAGGTATACAACTAAGACGTTGTTTTAATATTTCATTATTAAATCTACTAGTATTAGTAATAATATTAGCTTGATTACGTTCATATGGTGTTGTTTCAAATACTACAGTAGGTATATCGGATATGATTGTTCTACGTAATCCATTTGCTATACTAACATTAACACCACTTAAAGTAAATAATAGACTATTATTTTTTTTTGAAACATTATTAATTGTAGGATTCATAACTACTATAATATATATTTATTTTATAATAATTGCATTTAATCAATTTTTTTAATATATATTAAAAAATAAGTTTAAAATAAAAGTGTTTTTATTTAGATATATACAATGACAAGTATTCTATATTATAGTAATTTTTGCGAACATTCTAAAAAAGCTATTAAATACGTATCTTCAGATAAAATTAGTAAGGATATACATTTTATTTGTATAGATAAAAGAGAACGTGGACCAGATGGTAAAACATATATAATTCTTGAAAATAGTCAAAAAATTGTTATGCCAGAAAACGTTACTCGAGTACCTGCTGTATTATTATTAAATAATAATTACCAAGTATTATATGGTGATGATATATATAAATATTTTAAACCTAAAATAGAAGAAAATACTCGACAAGTTACTCAAAATAATATGGAACCTATGGCCTTTTCATTTAGTGGTGGTGCTAGTATTACGTCAGATCAATATAGCTTTCTAGATATGAGTTCAGACGATTTAAATACTAAAGGTAACGGAGGTGTTCGGCAAATGCATAATTATGTAACTCTTAATCATGTAGATACAATTAATACTCCATCTGATGACCATAATTATAAAAGTCAAAAAACATCAGATAGTATGAGTATGGAAGACTTACAAAATCAACGTGTTAGAGAAACAGAAAATATTCAATATATAACAAAAAATTAATAAAAGGGTTTAAAAACATTAAAATATCTATATAATAATATAATGGCCGACGCATCTACTATACTAACCGCATTTAATAACCAATTTACAGAATTACTTGATGATATATCATTAGTTTTTCCTAAGGATGTAGAAATTGCAACAGCTAAAAAATCATTTGGTATGATAAAAAAAGCAAATCCTAAAATGTTAATTAAAGTATGGCAACAAATTATAGTTTCTAAGTTTGGTGATCAAATTGATGCAGGTGATATTTCATTTTTTATTAGCAAAGATTATTCGAATGAGTTTCAACATTTAGAACAAAATGATAGTATTATGAAACATATTAATAGACTTAGAGAACCTGTAAAAAATATGTCAAGTGAGGACCAAGAAAAAACAATGAAATATATACAAAATATTACTAAGTTATGTAAAATATATTTTAATTTGAATTAAATAAATACTATTAAATAAAGTATTAAATAGTATTTTTATTAGAATAATATAAGATGAATGATTCTGTAAATCAACCTTCTGACTTTAATAAAATTATTAAGGATTTTGTTTTAGATATTAAAAATACTTTTCCTGAATATGAAGCCGTTATAAATAAATGGTGGATAATAGATGAAGAAAATGAAGAAAAAACAATGGAAATGATTTATGAACACTGCATGAATGTATTTCCAGAACGTTTTATGGATTTACTATATCAAAATGTTAGTATTTTTTCAGAAGATTCTGAAATTAATACGGAGTTTTTACCTGGTATTAGTTTTAAGTATATTTGGAGTTGTGATATAACTGAGAATACACGTGAAACAATATGGAAATATTTACAAATGGTTACAATCTCAATTATTGGTAATGTTAAAGATAAAGATTCTTTTGGTTCAGCTGCTGACATGTTTGATTCTATTGATGAAGAAGATTTCAAATCTAAATTACAAAATGCTTTAGAAAATATACAAGGATTATTTAGCGAAAAGAGTGATGTTGATGAAGAAACAGGTGAATCTAGTATACCAAATCCAGATGATTTACATGAACATATTCAAGGTATGTTGGGTGGTAAATTAGGACAATTAGCACAAGAAATAGCAGAGGAAACCACAGCTAATTTAGATATTGATTTTGAAGGAATAGAAAATCCTACAGATGTTTTACAAAAAATTATAACAAATCCTGGAAAATTAATGAATATTGTAAAAGATGTAGGAGGAAAATTAGAAGAAAAAATGAATTCGGGAGAAATAAATAAAGCAGAATTAATGACAGAAGCTAGTGATATGTTGAAAAATATGAAAAATATTCCAGGAATGAATAATATTCAAGAAATGATGGGGAATCTAGCAAGAACTAGTTCTAATTCTTCAGAGTCAGAAACAGGAAATGCTAGTGGTCCTAATTTAACTGATATGATGTCTCAAATGATGGGCGAAGGTGGTGAGGGAATACCTGATATTAGTAATATTATGAGTATGATGGGATTAGGACGTAATACAAAAATAAATAAAAGTGCTTTAGATAATAAGTTAAAACAAGAAAAGAAAAGACAAGATATGATAAATAAATTAAAAAAAAGACAAGAGCAAGCTAATTTAATGAAAGTTCAAGAAGCTATAAAACAAGCACAATCACAAGAATTAGCAAAAGAAAAAGAGCCTCAAGAAGTTCTAACAGATGAACAAATTATATCTATATTTAGCACAGGTGAAAAATATGAAAAAACACCTATTAGTAAAACATCTAATAAAAAGAAAAAAAATAAAAGTAAAAATAAATAAATGATGAAATATAAGGGAAAAAATAAGTTGTATATATATATTATATACAAGTTATGACATCTATATTTTGGTCAAATAATCCCCAAATATTATTTAATAAAAAATATATCTTAGAATTGTGGCCTACATCTAATATGTGTTATGAAGAAAAATTAAACGCTATATCTCGTTTAGTAATAATATTAAGTGTTTTAGGATTTACAATTAGTAAAAAAAATAGTATATTACTTACAGGAATCATCACATTATTTATCATTTTTTTGTATTACAAATTAAAATCAAAAAATTTGAAGAAAAATAAAGAAGGATTTAGTAATAAAATGAAAAAAGACGGAATTATAAATAATAATACACCTCTAACTGAATATTTGTCATCTGATTATTATTCTATTAATGATAAAAACCCTCTTTCAAATGTATTATTACCTGAAATTAAATATGATCCCAAACGTAAATCGGCACCACCATCATTTAACAATGAGGTATATGGTGAAATTAATGACACAACTAAAAAAACTATTCAAAAATTAAATCCTGATATTAAAACTACTGATAGTGAATTGTTCGGAGATTTAGGAGAAAATTTTGAGTTTGATCAGTCCATGCGATCTTTTTATTCAAACCCCGCAACACAAATACCAAATGACCAAGGTGCTTTTGCGCAATATCTATATGGAAATATGCCCTCTTGTCGTGATGGAGACGCATTTGCTTGTGTTCAAGATAATCAACGATATATTTTAATTTAATTTAATTATGATTATATTATTCTTTAGTAAAAAATAATGTATGATAAGTATATATAT